ACAGGGGTTCCCCAACGCACGTTTACGCCGTGGCCCGCTTCAAGAATGGCTATGCCCGCTTTGAGGTTCTGGATTGGGAGGACGTGGACAAGGCCCGGGACGCATCTTCGCGTGGGGGCAAAATTAACCCCGCATGGAAGACATGGCCAAAGGAAATGGCAAAGAAGGTTGCAATCAAGCGCCTCTGTAAAACGCAGTCCATGAATGGCGTGACTCAGATGGCGCAGTTTGAGGACAACCGAGGGGTTATCGACATGGAAGTTGAAAGCCTTGATTCGATAAAGGAGAAGTTGATTGAGCAGCCAGATGCAGCCCCCACCGTAGTTGATTTCGAGGATGTGCCCTCGCCGCCCCAGAGCTTACAGGAAAGGCTGAACGATGACTTCGGGGATGCTTAATTGGGCATTGCTATACGGGACCGAAGGGTTTGCAGTTTTCCCGCTTCATACAATAAATGAGGCGGGATTCTGCACCTGTAGCGCGGCTAAGGAGTGCCAGAGCCCGGGTAAGCACCCCCAATGGGACGTAAAACTTCTTCATGATGGGCTGTGGGGCGCATCCACAGATGAGAGCAAGATTCGGGCGTGGTGGGCCAAGTGGCCTAATGCCAACATCGGCATCGCTACCGGCCAAGCCTCCGGGATTATGGTTCTGGATGTAGACGGGCCCCTTGGGAAAGCAAGCCTGAAGGATTTGCAACTTAAATGCGGAAAGCTCCCCCGAACGCTGGTGGCCAAGACAGGGAAGGGGGGGCACCTGTTTTTCAAGGTTGGAACCTCGAAATATAAGAACAAGACCGGGGTGATGCCGGGGCTGGATATTCGGGGAGATGGCGGCTACATCGTGGCAGCCCCTTCTAGGCACATTAACGGAAAGCTCTACAGTTGGTGGAACAATGCAAAGATTGTAACCCCGCCGATGTGGCTTCGTCAGATGTTAACAGAGCGCCAGTACCCGGCTAAGCCAATATCCGGACCCCAGGCATTTGACCGGCCAGCGAGACACGTTCGGATTGAGGACATACCCGAAGAAGGGGAGGGGGGGCGTAACAACTTCCTAGCTAAATGGGGCGGGCGCTGGGTGTATGAGGATTTGCCACATGAGAAGGTGAACAATCTTCTGCATTGCTTGAATAAGGCAAGGTGTAAGCCGCCGCTGCGGGACAGAGAGGTTGAGGGTGTTTTTAGGTCGGTAACTAGGCCGAGCTACCAGCGAGTGGCAACGGCGGGAGGATAAGAACAAGCCCCATCCCCCCGCCCCTCCACACACAAGAGAGAAGGTAGGGAGGATAATTGCCGAAAATGGGGCATAAAGCAAGAATACTGCAAGCGATAGCGAGGTATGAGAATAAACGGGAGGCTGACAGGATTTCAGGAGAGGGGGACGAGGAAGCCGCCGCGGCCATGACGCCAAAAAAGCCAAGGCGGGCAAAATCCACTGACCCCGGCGAATGGACAGAATATCAGGCGCAATGCGCCATAGCCTCGTTATTGAACAGGCTTGGTCTGCTCTGGTGTCACGTCCCGAATGAGGGGAAGCGGAGCGCCGTTGCGGGGTCAAGGTTAAGGGCTGCCGGTCTAAAATCCGGGTGTCCCGATATACTCCTGTTTTCTCCTGCGCCCAATAAGCCAGAAGTTAGAGGGGTTGCCATCGAACTTAAACGGAAGAAGGGGGGCCGACTTAGTGAGATGCAGAAAGAGTGGATTTGGAGACTGAACGAAGCGGGATGGTATGCAACCGTGTGTCACGGATACGATGCCGCGATAAGCGAGTTGGAAGAACTAGGATATATTAAGAACAAAGGAGAAGGCGGTGGGAAACGTAGGAAGAAGACCAAACCATCCGGGGCCGAGTAGAGGCTGCCGGGCGCTTGTAATGTGGATTGAACAGATGGAGCTATCGAGATCTGAGGCATGTAAATTGCTCGATTGGTCTAAATCGCGATTATCGAGGTACACAACGGGGTCACGAACCCCTAAGAGTGAATCAATGTATAGGATAGAGAAGTTGTGCAAAATCCCTATGTCATGGTGGTATGAGAGCTAATCACCATGTCAGCTTGAGCCCGGCAACGGCGGCCATCGCTCTCGTTGTTGCCGAGGCTTCTGCGAACACATGGAGGTTATCCCTGATTTCTGCGTCGAACCGGACAAACCCTTCTGGCCGGAGATCCCCCCACGATTCCCCGCTCACCCGCACTCCAGCCAGGAGGGCATTTGTATCAGGGCCGTCTAGCCCTAGGAATTTTTTTTTAGCATAGCTTCGGCAATGGTACTCGCGCTCGCATGAGCTGCGTCAGTCTTCCCTTTGGCCCAGGAGCGCCCGGCACTGTAGCCCATCGCCCCAAGGGCCGTTCCCGCAAGCCCCAATCCCTGGAGGACAACGCTATTGGTCACTGCGCCAGATGCCGTGAGTGCGCCTATAAACATCGCCGCAAGGCTCATCCAAAATTCGGTAGTTCTCCACCCGGGTTTACTTGTCATCAGCATCTTCCTTCGCCCACCTGATACGCGCTTCTTCTCTGAATTCGTAAAAGGCAGTTTTGAGTGTGTCAGTGCTGTCTTGGAGTTGGTCTATCTTGCCTTCCAGCGTCTTCTGCCTGTAAGCCCCAACACCGCCGTTGGCCTTGCCTGTCAATTTTTTGACAAGCTCTATAAGGGCCAAAACGATCCCAACAAGGGCGGCGGTGGCGGCGCTATCCTCCATGCTTCTCAAACTGCTGGTCTTCCCAGAATTCTAGTTCACAGGGGTCTTTTGCCTGGTCCATCTGGGGGATACAGAAATCTGTACTCAGACTGAATTCAGGAGTCGCTTGCCTCGCTGCACATCCGCTGAACGACATGGCCCAAGCGATATTTAACACAAGCATTGCCGCGACAAACACAACAACAAATATGCTATATAGTGCATCTCTCATCAAGAACCTTTCTGTTAGGACGATGGCCCGATATAATGACCGCTAAACTCGTTCCACGTTGCGCCCGCGTAATAGTTTACGGTATTATATGCTTGCAAAAACACTAAGTCGTCAGCGCTCAAAACCAAGATCGTTGTGAAGCACTCCCCATTTCCCTCTTCGCCAGCACTAAACACAATTGACGTGTTCACCATAAGCGCCATCTTTTCACCGTTCGCGGGGTTGTCCGTACTCCACGAATTCCAGCTAAATTGATAAAGCCCATCCTGAGGAGCGGTGAACTTGTAGGTACTTGTGTTATAATGGGATCCGATATTGAACACCGCCACGTTACCCGGGAAGATCGCCGAACTCAACAGTTCCACGTCGCCCCCTTGGTCGTCATACGCCTTAAACGCACAGGGGGCGGGGGTTAAATCGCGTTCGTTGCCCCCGTCGTCCTTGAAAAACAGGTGCGATGTGGGGGAGACTGTTTTGACATACACAGCCGATGAGCCGGTCGGGGGTGTCCCAGGTGCCGAGATCTCTTGCAGGACGAGATTTCCCTGAAGCGTTGTTTCTTGTGCTGCGTCAACAGTTATCGCTACGGAACCCGCCGTGGCAATTTGAAAAGTCCCTCCAACTCCATGGACATAAGCGGCATCGCCGAGTGAACCAGTGAAGAAGCTCCCGGCAACCCCCGCCATGCCGATCGTGTACAGTTTTGTCCCACCGTCTTGTGACAATTTGATAAGGGGGTTATCGCCCTCCCCGCCGATGTTGTCATCATCGGCGATGATATGAAGCCCACAATCCCCATCTGTCTGAAGGACTAGCTTTGCGTCGGCTGTGAATGCACCCTCGTAGACGTCGCCGATAAGCAATGCCGCTTGCGTTCCTGCACCCTGTCTCGTTAGCCGCATCCGCTCGGCGCCTTCCAGTTCAAACTGGAGATTTGAGGTAGAGCCAGCGGCGTTTAGCACTAAATGATTCGTTGTCTCGATCTTGGCTTGAGCGGTATTATCTCCCATAAGGATGTCGAGATGGTTACCTGTCGCCGTAGTGACCCTCAAGGTCTTAGTGGATTTGTCGTGATATATGACGGGCATAATTTACCTCGTTGGCTTGGGGGTGATTCGCGAAGTCAAGACGCTGGAGGTTGTGCCCCCGGGTATCCATCGAAAGATTCCTTTTGAAATGGGGAAGTCATACATGACGACCGTGGGCGTATCTGCTGCCACGGTGTCAGTTTGAACCACCTTCTCGGTCCCATCGTCATGGATGATGCAAAGGTTCGCAGTCCCCGCCTGTGCAGATGCGTTGACGTACCAGGCGACCCCGGCGTTGTTGGTGTTGTCCCATGAATGGTCGATGGCCGTCGTTGCGGCCTGGGTGGTTTCTTTCTCAAAGGTTCTCATAATAATCCCTATCTTTAGACCGTTGCCCGTTTCCGGTGCCCGGCATCTGAATTACAAAAGTTAGCCCGTAGCTATTCGCTCCACCTCTGTTGGCCCCATTCCTGGGTGCTTAATTAGGGGTGACGACTTAATTTTATCACCTTTTGGGGCTTTCTCGCCATAACTGGCCTGAAGAATGTTGATATTCTCAGTTTTAAACGACGAATCAAATGGGCGTTTAAAGAGGATGCTGAGTTGAGCCTTGTAGCCATAGGGTACAGTCTTGCCCCCTTCCTCAGCAAATACTGACATTCTGTCCATAAGGCCAATTGAGATATTCTGATAAATGGTGGGATAGCACCGCTCAAGCATGTCAACGTGTGTCGCTGTAAGCGTCCCGGCCTGGAGGTTGCTAAGGGTTTCTCCTATTGGGTCTTCCAGAACAGCGCATCGAATCTCAGTCTGGGCCATCTCCCGGTCGGTGGGTTGCCGCTCAGGGACGCCCATTAGTTTGTCTTCAATCGTCCGGTTATCTTTATTGAACCCCTCTGTAGCGTTTCCCATACCAGAGGCAAGTTTGCCCTTGATGGCCGCAGACAGCATGGGCATATCGTGTTCAATTGGCTCGGTTATCTTGCCAATGGACGACATAAGCAGCTCCGGGTCTGTCATCTGCACAACCCGTTTCTTCGCCGTATTGTACTGATCGAGTTTGCTTGCCTTCCTCTTCTCCTTCGCCGTCGACTCCCCGAACTGGTCAGCCAATGGAGCGAGAAACAGCTTCGTTCTGTTTGGCCGAACCGGAATGCTGCCGCCCGGGCCACCTTTGGCCATGCGGTCAATCGTCTTGTCCAGAGAGTCATTTAGGGCCTTTCTGCCTCTCCCTATGGCTTGTTCCATCATGGCCAGTTTGCGGGCTGTGCTGGCTCCGTCTGCCAATCCGCCCATAATCAGGCCAGCCGCCGCCCCAGCGGGGCCCAGCGTTAGGCCGCCAAGCGCCGCACCTCCGAACCGCCGATATAGAGCCGCCGCATATCTTGGGTGAAATCCATTGCCTCCCGCCGCCTCGTTAATGAAGCGGGTTTCTCTCATGTCGGTAACTATCGATTTTACCCTCTCCCTGGTCTTCTTGGCGTTACTTACAGCCCTACTCGCTGAAGTGGCTGCGTCATCCGTGAAGCCGTAAAGATGGCTTGATGATGATGCGAAGTCCTCAGCAGCATTCAAGAAATCATCAAAAACCGCCTCCTTCTCAATCCCCCATGACGCTTCCATGGTGTCATCGCCACGGCCTTCAAGATTCTTGAGGTATTGACCTATCTTCTTTGTGTTCACCAACTCATTTGAAACCGGGTCACGAAAAGCCTTCCTAAATAGGGCCTCGGCCTTGATGAGCCTTGAGAATTTGGGGTTTACCGTCTTCTGAACCTCAGCGGCCTTCCCCCAAAGGCTCTTGTCCTCCAAAAGCTCATGCACTCGTGACCAGGTGTCTCTCAGGCGGCTCTGGGTGTTAAAGTCGAGTTGGCTTCTGGCCTTCTTGCCAAAGGCAAAATGGGCGAGAAACTTCTTATAATCATCAAGCAGAAGGAAGGTATCTTGCCCGGCCTTTATAAACTCCCCAACCATTGCCTCGTGCGTCTGCGGGCGCGGGCCCCCCTTTGGCGCATCCCATTTGCGAAGAATCGACTCCAGGGCAGACATGGCCTTGGTCCTATCTGTTCCGGGCCTCGACAATATATCGTGCAAAGCCTTCGCATGTTCTCCCAGGTTTTTTGATCCACCAATCCACGAGTACCCGCCGAGCTTCTCTGATGCGTCCACCAAGGACCGTAAGTCCTCATATATGTCGGCCACAACATCCCTTGATTTAGCAATGGCCCTGTGGGCCATGTGCGCCTGAGACTCAAGGCCCTCAACGAAATCTTCACCCCGCGCCAATGCTCCCTCGGCGGCCTCGTCTGTGGTCACAAAGAGGTGCTTTCGCATAGCCTCTTGTTTTTTGCTGCCCCGGGAGTTCATGGCCACAGCAGACAAATCATCTAAGGTATCATTTAGCCCCGTAACAATATCATTCTGTGACTGCTTAAACGTGCCTTCCTTTGCAAGCGCATCGGCCCTCCCCTTCTTCGGGTCAGCCCATAATCCAACCTGTTTCTGGATAGTCTTACTCTCGGCCCCCAGAAGGCCACCGGTCAAATCTGCCAGTTTCTTCTGACCAGCAATTGAGAGTTCGCTATTAGTCGCTTTCTCATAAATAGACGCAAACCCATCACTCATCTTGCGTGTGGCCCCGACACCACCCATCAGCGTGGCATGAATCCCCGCATTCGCTAAGCCACCAAAAAGGGCACTATAGCCAATATTCGCCAAGAGCATTTCACTGGACTCATCCGGGTCGCCAAGCACCGACTCAGTTAAGGATGTTCCCGCCCCAAAGGCTGCCCCCTCAATTGCCCCGCCAACCGCCTTTGGCAAAGACGAGCTAACCATCTTTAGGGCTAGGCCCTTGTCAGCCCCTCTTGAAAGCAGGGCGCTTCTAGCCAAGGCTTGCTCAGCACCCTGGCCCCACTTGAATGCCACGGATGAGGGCAAGAAGGCACTAGCCTTTGCTCCGCGAGCAGCCAAACGGGCCCCTGTCGCTGCGCCAGCGCCCCCCCCGGTGGCTATGGTGGGCAAGATGGCACCACCAATCTCTGCCGCAGTGCTTACGCCGCTTAATTCTTCCCGCCATGTGCGCATTCGTTCTTTGCCAAGAATCGCCCGCAAGGGGACGTCAGAAGCGCCAAGAGTGGCACCCCTAGCGCCGCCAGCAAGGGCAGCTCCTAAGTAGTTCTCCCAGCCATCGCCGTATTTATCAACACGCGACCGGCGGTCTAACTCTTTGCCGCTCAAAAACTCCCCACCATGACCAAACGCTTCAAGGACGTTTGCGCCTGGGACTAGATGCCTACTTCCATCAGGAGCGGCAACCCCCACCTTCTCCGTGTCGGGGAACGCATACCGGCGCGACAAGATCTTATCCCGAACATGTTCTTCTGGGATTTCCTCATAAGAGTTCGTGTCAAAGTTATAAAGCCGAGGCATGAATTATTCCTTTATCCGTGTCGCTTCCCCAAAGAAATCGCCGCCCGATTCGCTAACCGACTGCTGAGAGAGAATCGAAACAGCTATCGTTTTTCTCCTGTCTGGGTCTTTCTCTAAGTACAACTGAACCAACTCAGGGCTGGCTTGGTTCATTATGCCCTTCTGCTGTGGGGTCAATGTTTTGTAGAAGCCCGCACCCTTCTTCGCCGCCCAATCAACCAGCCCTATAAGGTCTGCCCTGTTGGTAGATTCCAACTTTTTGGAATTCGGGAAAAACTTGTTTATTCGGTCAAACTCGCCCGGGCTCAAGGCAACCCCGGAGATGGAATGGAGCATTTCCACCAAGGCTTGTTTTGATTCCCGGTTAAAGGTGTCCCCTAACTGCTCCCCAGGCCATATCGCGTGGCCCACTCCAGTCAGCGGGCCCAACGAGAACTTTCCTACATCCTCCCATAAGGACTTCGCTGTAGCTTGAATGGCCCCAAAAGAAGATGCTGCTTTCGCCATTTCTTTGGGGAGTTTACCCGCCCTTGCTGCCCCCTTCGCCGCTGTTCCAAATAAATTGGCACGATGATAGTTCTCTTGAGCCTCTAAGCCGAGGGCCTGAAGCATCCGAGCATTTTCCTGATTGCTCAAACCGAACTGCTTGCTCATCGAGGTAATGCCCGCATTAAAGGACCGATAAGCCGCTGTTCTGGCCATCTCATCAGCCTGACGTTCATCTCCCAGGAGCCGCATCGCCATCCCGTAGACATTTCTCTTTTCGTCCACCAAGCCCTTTAACTGCCGATACTCGGCTTTCTGTGCATCAATGTCCCGGTCAATTGCAGCGTCCACAATTTGCAGCGCAGTATTTGGAAGCTTCCCGCCAGAAAGACCCTGAGCATAGGCCCCCATGGAAACACCAATAACAGCCGCCATCTTAGAGAACGCCGTTGGGAATGCCCTCTGTGGATTAATATCCCAACTCTTTAATCTCTCAGTGGCGGTATTCAGGGCACCTTTGGCCTTATCCATATGCCAACGAGCTTCATCCTCTTGAGACTGCTCATCTACCTCATCAAGATGCGTCCTATAGTTCTCTTCGGCCTTCTTGTATCTTATATCCTGAGCTATCTTCTCGGCCTTGATTTCACCTTTAAGCGTCCCAAGTTGGCCCTTTATACTTGCCATCCCTGGAATCTGAGCGGGCAAAGGGCCCTGCTGAAACGAAACTTGTTCTGGTTCTGGTTTTGTCGGAACCCCCCCTGTGTCAATCTGCTTCCCGCCTGACGGGTCATCAGACATCGGGATGCGCAAGTCAGGAGAGGAGCCCAATGGATTGGTGCCCGCCCTAACCTCTGCCCTTGCCGCATTCAGGTTCTCCATCGTGAAGGGAAGATTTCGGCTCATTAAAAGTTCCTGAGCCCTCTGTCCCTCATCAAACTCTTCCGAGCCTTGCCCTATTCGCCCCCCCAGCGTAAGCACATCTCGTATTCGTCCGGGCATTTGCGGCATTTGCTCCTGCGCGGCAGGGAACCCTTGAGCCCCCCACGATCCGGGGGCATAAGTCGTCTGAGGAGGAGGAGCAACTGCGGGAGTTTGGATGCCCGCTGAAGCCGGGGGTGTTGCGCTACGAATAGTCTGAGTCCCTGTGTCGTAAATATGCTCACCCGTTTCTTTGTCTTTCCCTAGATACTCCATCACTTGCCTCCTGCTGAGAGCATTTTAAGGGCCTCTCCCCAATCCCTCGGTTTTTTCTTTCGCCCCTCATACCACTCGCTTAATTCAGTCATGTCACCGCCAAATTGGCCCATGACCTGCTGCCCCGGCGACACTTGAGCCATCCTTCGCATATAATCCCCCGCATCTGGCTCTTGCGTAAGATAGCCAGTAGAGGGGTCACGTCGCACGGTGCCCCCCGTATTGGCCTTAGCTGCACCCCGGTTCTCCCCGACGCTGCGGCTTATCACCTCCATAAGCTGCGCACTTAGTTCCTTCGGGATTACGATCTCACCGGGGGTCAATTTGGCTGAAACGGTGTCCTCATTCCCCTCGCCTGGGACCACACCGCCATCCTTTGCGCCGCCCATGGTTGATGCAGCAGTACTGACACCGGTTGATATAGTCTGCCCAGCCTGAGCAGCCTCTTGCTGCCGGGCCATTACCGTTCCCCGCTTTATGTCCCCGGCCAATTGATCAAGTCTTTGGGCAAACTCATTATCGTTCATTGCCAACATGCCAGCGGCAGCGGATTCTTGCCTCGTGTACCCCTGCTTTTCGGCCTCTATCGCTAACTCCGTTGCCGCAATGGACTGAACAAAGGACTCGCCAGCCGCCTCGGTTCCTCTTCTCATGGCAGCCCCGCCGCCACCGCCACGAGATAGGGCTATCTGGGCCGCTGCTTGGTCCCTTTGAAGATCTCTGACTCCCTGCGTAGCTGGGCCGCCCTGCTGAGCTAACCGGCCAAGTTCGCCTATGTCTGTTTGAATCTGTTTGCGATATGGATCTTGGGCTTGATACTCTGCCCTGCCACCTATTTTGGGCTCCGAGTCGCCACCTACGAGCCAATCGGAAGCCTTGCCCGCCACATCGGAACCCTTTTCAAACAGATCAACGAAAGGGGATGCTACGTCTTTTGCCATCTCCCAATTACTTTTGCCCATGGTTCAATCCTTAACCTACTGCCCAATTCTGGCCGGACGATGTTGTTGGGAAATCTCCCATACGACTATTCGGGTTATTCCTGTAGGACCCGGAATTATCGGGTTGCTGTCCCTTTTCGTCGAAAAGAGAGGCCCCATAAGCCAATGCCGTACTCCCCGCCATCGTAAGGGCCTGGCTTTGTGAGATGTTTATCCCCTCAGTAACAAGATAGTTCTTTATCCTCTCAGCCAGAGCATGAAGCACCTGCCCCTGAGACAATAACTGACCAGCTTGAGCCACCCTCAAACCTTCGGCGTACTTATCAACCGACTCTTGCGCCATTGGTTGCCCATACTTGCCGACAATCTGAGCCCCAAGGCCAGCCCCTTGCTGCATTACCGCATGGGTCTTCGCCGGGGAGGCTCCACCCATAGCCCGGGCCTGTTGCCTGATTCCCTCATCACTCGCCATGCCCGCATAGCCCTGAGAAATCAGAGGGGCGCGGCGAAGGCTTTGGGCTGATTCGATACTTCGATTTAAGTTGGCCTGAGTTTCCGGGTCAAGCTGCTCCCTGGGGGAAGCCTTGAGGCCGGAAGTATCAACCCCGGTTATTAGGTTTTTTGCACCGCGAACAAATCCCATCATATCCCTCTAAGTAATGTGGTCCGAAGTCGGAAATTTAAAACTCGTGCCGGGCTTTTTAAGACCAGCCAGAAGTGAAACACCCTGAACAGCCATATAAGCGCCAGCACTAGGTGTTGTTTCAGTCAGTCGAAACTTCAACGCCTTAATCTTTTGTTTAGGCAACTTAAAGATAAGCTGAAATTTTGAAGTCCCAGGCACCGCATCCATCTCCACCGTAGTTGCCGATTCATCATAGTCGGTATGGTATAACACCTTGGGCTTGGATGCTGCGTTATAGTCCCCCAGAAACAAGAGCCGATAAACCCGGCTTAGTTGCTGAAGTTGGCCAACGTTAATCCACCCGGTTGTAAATCCAAAGGCATAACTTGCATTCGCGCCGCCGTGTTGGTCGTTATAGTCAGCGCCAGTCTGCTGCTTATAGGTTATCCCATTGGTCCCTAGTCGATAATGAGCGCCCCCGACGACAACAGACCCCGCATTATTCCCCAACGAAGCGTTAAGCGTCCAAAGTGACCACAGGTCAAAGACATAGTTATAAACCAGTATCTTCCCCGAGCCGGAGGCCGTAAACCTAACCTCGTGAGAATCCTCAATAACATGCCCATCAATCAGGAAGTTGGTAACGTCAAACTCCCCCTCAGCATAGGCCCCTTTATAGCTAACCTGCATATTGCGGCCAACAAGCATTAGCCCCTGTCTGGCCTGAAAGAATACACCCGCAGGTGTTTCCACACGGCAACTCCCAGGAACCACACTCTGGCCCGGGGCAAAAACACGCATGGAGGAGAAATCGGGTCCGGCACCCGAATCACTTGGCCCTTCCCCGGAGATGTAATAACCGCTCTTAGAGCCGAAAACTAGAAGATGCTCAAGGTTTGGGCATATGGAATTAATCTTCTCAGACTGATTGTCCACGGAGCGAACAAATAAGTCATTGAATCCGGCTTCGCGATCCTGCTTAAACCTCTTAGAGTGCCAAATGGTGTTATCGGTTGTTGCGAGCCAAAGCCGGTCTTTCCACACAGCAATGTCATACTGGGATGGCGGGCAAATATGCCCTGCATTGCCGCCCGTGGTGTAGAGGGCCGGATTATCAACCAAATCAGCATCAGAAAGATTGTCGGTAATCTCCTGTATGCGATCAAGCCGATTCATTAAAACCTCGGCGCAGCGAAAGAAGATGCTCTGTGATGCCTGGGTCCGATACAGAACAACCTTAACCTCTGAACGGGCCCCCCAGACAACCGAAGCATTCCCGGATGGGTCTAATAGGCCGGTGGCGTCTTTCTTGTAGGTTAGATGGAGGCCATAGATACGAAGGAGAGGGGACTTTGAGGAAAGTGTGCCCGTGGTGAAAGACTGCGATGGATTCGATTGCTGAACCTTCCCGTTATGGTCCACCCACTCGTACACCGCCTTATAGCTAAACGCGCCACTCAGAACACCCGACCCCGTTACATCTGACGAGTGAATCTCAGGATACCAAAAGAAGTTTTCTTCCTTAAAGTAATCACCTGAGTAATCCCACAAGATGCCCCCGGCAACCTTCAGCGCCCCGTTGGCCTGAACACTCGGAAGATAACGGGCAGGGGCAAAATCAATGAAGCCAACAGCCGCATCCATCGCGGTAAGGTCTGTTCCGTCAGACTGCGTGTTAACCCCACTATAGCGAGATGAGCCAAAGCGAAATGCAGTGGCACTTTCCTCAATCACCCGGGGGACGCCATACATGAAGTGCAGCCGATTAGCTGTCGCGTACTGCAAGAAACGAAAGTCGATTTCCTGACACCAGGGCCCCGCACTTGTCGGCCCCTTGGCCATAACCTGCCCCTGATGGTCTATAATCAGCCCAACAGATGTGTTGAACGTTGAGAGAGCCATCATTCCGGCACCGGAAACATGATTAGGGCGGCTGGCGTATCCAACACCTAGATACAAATCGCCGTTATAGTCGAAGCAATCGGATGTAACAGTGCAGCCGTAAAGATTCAGCCCCTTGTCTGCGATGCCGCCGCCACCGGCAAGCGTATAGTCGTAGGAGTTGACCAAGAACTTTGGAGAGCGAGCATTGCAATTACTCGTGTTCTTAATCATGGTGAGAAAGAACCGAACAGCGCCAGACTCATTTTTCCCGGCAGTCCCGTTTATGAGGACATAGCCCGGGGACGTTGTTGAGCCGAACTGAGTATTTGCCGATAAAATTACCGCCTCTTGCTCCGCACCTTGTAGAGCGAGTTCTTTGTCATACACCCGCATTGCAACACCGCCCGGCTCGTCTGCTGAGCCACCAACGGAAGTCTTATCCTCTGAAATAGTGTAGGCAATGGCAATATAGTCCCCCGTAGAAGCGTCGCTAGGCTGCACCACCTTGAGCATTAGGCCAGCAACAAGTTCCATATTCCCCTTTGCACTTGCCCCTGGGTATGTTGCCGGATAGGTCGTAAAAGATGTTGCCGCAACGCCATTATTGGCAGGGGGGAAGTGTGGAGCCGTGTTTATCGACACGGGGGTTTCAGCAGAACTTTCAGCGAGAGTTCCGCTTGTTGTGGAATAGTAAGAGAGGCGAAGATACTGAGAGGACGCCGTAGTCCTCCTAAAGACGCAAAGGCCATTGGTGATGGATGTGTTGCTAACCGATTCAATGCACCAATCGGGGTTAGTCAAATCCACCGAAAACAGAACGTCTGATGTATTGCTCACCAAGACAGAAGGAGTCAGAGCAGAAGTAAGGGCACCACTCCCCCCGCCCGTGTCCACCTTCGTGTACTTAACCCGACCGCTACCGACATGAACAAGGATGAAGACGTATTGCCCGGCAGATGCGACCTGTGCCCGGGGGATGTTATACATCGAGTTCGCAGTGGTGAACGTGTTAATGAGCGTTCTGGCCACAATCTCAGAGCGCGTCACTTTGTCGATTACTTTAGCATAGGTTCGCCAAGTAACCCCGGAGCCCGTATAAGTGGCTGTATCAGTAGTGGGGGAACCTGGAACGGTAGTCGTGTAGTCAATCACGCAATGGTTTTCATCAACAATTTTAGTGACCACATAATCATCATCGGCCCATCCCGCAAAATTAACCGCGAGTTTTGCCCCAACAGATAAATTATGGTCCGTTGTAACCCTGAGTTGAATCAACCCATCGGCCTTAGTATAGCCCCCGGGAATATCGGCCAGGCTAACCGTTCCTGAAAAGCTCACAGCCTCGGTGGGGTCCATTTCAGACCAAACCTGAACCTCAAAGTTATTGGCTTGGCCAATCTGGGCAGATGTTTGAACCAAACTGGTTCCCGCCTCAACAAACTCATTCTCAAGGGTGCAGCCAACAACCCGGCCCTTATTTACCCAATTGTCGCCGGTAGAAGTCTTTGAATAGGCATATCGGCCATCAAACGAAACAATCTCATCCCCATAAGCCGCAATAGCCTTGCCCGTCGCTACGGTCCCGGCTGAACTGCCAGACACAATCGCCGGAACAGTATTGGAGAGGTTATGAAACCCCTTCCTCTTTCGCAGTTCGCCGCCCTCAACCACCTGAGCATTATCAACCTCTGTTAGTTCACCCGGGGGCAAGTTGCGGTCAACAATTTTCCGGTTTAACCCCTTGGAGAGTGGAAGGCCGACAATTTTCTTTTCAAGAGCCATTAAAACACCCAAATATCGGCAGTTGCCGCTTGAGAGAACTGAATCACCAGGGTTTTATCGTCGTGCGCGTTATCTTCCTGATGAACAGATGGAAGATGCAAACCCGCATTACAGCGGGTAATTATCCAGCCACGAATCGGCCTTCCTAGCTTATGTTCAATTGTATTTAGGCCCGTGGCAATGGTGAGCCCTTCAAGCAGGTGGCCATCTAGGAGAGGGCAGGACTCAATAGAGCGAAAGCTGTTCTCAAGGCTGTTCTGAAGGACATTAACGCTCTCGTTGTCCGTGCTGCCCCTGATAAAAGAACTTATGAACGAATCCTGAGCCATTAAAAACCATCACTAATTAAAAAGATTAATCCTCGAATCTCCATGGGTTCCAACATTCACATCAACAATCTTATGGGGGTGTCCGGCATCTTTTTTAGAAGCCGTACCCTCTATTCGGCGCTGAATATCCACCTTCTCAGCCAAGAGCATACGAACATCAGACTCTTCTTTCATCAGGCATTTGATGGCAGCAGCAACCACAAGATACTCCTGGTAGCCAGTGGCCACACTCTTATTCTTGCTGTTAACGGTCGCGCTATCATCACCGCCGCCAGTCGCAAACTGCTGACATTCGGGAATGTAATGAAGCGTCACCGTCCCAGCGGGAGGGTCCGATGGAATAAACTTAATTACGCTGTCTTGGATATGGTATCGAAGAGTAGCAATATTACCGGCAACAATTCCGGCATTGCTGTTATACATGTTCCGCTCTTGAAACGAGTACGGCCTAACCGTGTACGTTATCCCGCCAGACTCAAAATCCACCCCAAGCGACTTATANAACGTAGCGGGCAGTGTTCCCTGGCCGCCAGCCAAAGGCAGGGTATAGGTCTGGTCAGAGTTAACGTAATGGTCCTCAAAAGCNAGAATCATTATGTCATGCAGCTCAGCAAGGGCGGAATTCAGCCATGTCCTAATTTCTTCGTTGGACACGAAGGTGGANCCNTCCATGTCGGCCCGCTGCTTAACCTGAGTAATCAACGTCCCAAAAGTCGTCGCGTTAGTCGGCATTCCCCCT